ATTTAGTACTTATCTAGTAACTAGGATGCGAGGAAGATACAAAGACCTGATAAGGAATCGGGTAAGAAAAAACATTAATGCTCTGGATATATATAAAATAGATATTGAGGGGAGAAAACCTGCGGAGAGTTTTTGGGAGAGTATTTATTTAGAACTGAGTAATGATGCTCAGTTTGTTGTAGAATTACTTATATATACTCCAAGTAATTTGCAAAAGATAATTAATTTTAAAGGAGGCACTTCACAAAATATTACATCAACGATTAGAAAATATCTAAGGGAAATTGGTTGGACGTTCCATAAGATTAAGAAAACATTTGACGAAATAAAAAGGGCAATTGCATGAAGTTATTTCCTTACCAGAAAAAAGGCGTGCGGAAAATAACTCATTTTAAAGGACGTGCTCTTTTAGCCGATGAGATGGGTTTGGGAAAGACCTTACAAGCACTAGAATGGATAGTAGAAAACCCTCAAGCCCAACCTGCCTTAGTAGTCTGCCCTGCTCACCTGAAGTGGATGTGGGAGAGAGCCTGCGCCGAAAGAGGATTGATGGCCCAGGTACTGAGTGGAATGAAGCCTACTAAGAAAGGAATAGATTTTAAAACCCATATTACTATTATCAATTATAGTATCTTTAAAAAATGGAGACAGATATTAAAAAGAAGTAAATTTCAAACGATGATAATAGATGAAAGCCATTTCCTTAAAAATCGCAAAGCTATCCGCACTAAAGCAGTAACAACCTTTTCTAAGAAAATTCCATATATTACTGCCTTATCAGGAACACCAATACTAAATGCCCCAGCAGAAATATGGACGATTATAAATATACTTAGGCCAGATTTATTTCCCTCGTTCTTTGCGTTTGCTCGTCGATATTGTAAACCCATTCTACGTCCCTGGGGTTGGGAATACAAAGGATCAACTCACGCCAAGGAACTCCATCTCATTTTAAAAAGACACGTACTGATCCGTAGGAAGAAAATAGACGTGCTCCCGGAGTTGCCGGAAAAAACAAGAACCATTATTCCAGTAGAAATACCAATGAGGGAATACAACAAGGCTAAGAATCATTTTATTAGTTGGTTAAAATCTATTAATCCAGGGAAAGCTAGTAGAGCTAAAAAAGCGCAAACACTTACTCAGCTAGGTTATCTAAAACGATTAGCAGCCAAACTAAAATATGATATGGTAAAGAATTGGATTGATAGTTTCCTAGAGGAATCTGATGAAAAGTTAGTTGTGTTTGGAGTCCATAAAAGTATTGTAAGGCGATTACATAATGAGTATAAAAAGAATAGTGTAATTATCGATGGTAATTGCTCTGAGAGTAACAAGGAGAAGGCAGTATCCTCTTTTCAGAATCGGGATAAGATCAGATTGTTTTTCGGCAATATCCAAGCTGCCGGCACGGGAATAACTCTCACTGCTAGCAGTAAGGTTTTATTTGCTGAACTAGACTGGACTCCTAATAATCATACGCAGGCTGAGGATAGAATACACCGGATAGGGCAAGCCCAACTATCACAGATTTACTATATGATTGCTAAGGGTACGATAGAAGAAATGTTATGTGGGTTGATTCAAAAGAAAATGGAAATGGTCTCAGCGACGATTGATGGAACTAAAGAAACTGATTTTAATGTTCACGATAAACTTCTGCGATTATTAAAAAAGGAAATGAAAAAAGAATAACACAATGAATATTATTAATCTACTCCAACAATTAAACATACCATACAGGACTACAGGAAACCATGCACGAGCTGGATGGGTCCAAATAGATTGTCCCGATTGTGGGAAAGGTTCTCACAAGTATCATCTAGGAATTAATCTTCAAAAACTCAGTACTAATTGTTGGCAATGTGGAAGTAAAAATCTACCTTTTATTTTGAGTACTTCTTCTGAAGTACCTTACCGAGAAATCAAAAAACTTCTCAAAGAAGTTCCACGGCAAAAGGTACGAGAGGAAGTTCACACTGGACATCTACAAATTCCATTTTCATTTCAAGGTCTTTCCCGAACTCATATTAATTATTTACTAAGTAGGAATTTTAATAAGAAAGAAGTAAGGCAAATCATTCCTGTTTGGGGAGTCAAGGGAACTTACCATGATTGTCCTGGATTCACTTGGCGTTTATTTATTCCTATTTACTTTAATGACGAAATGGTTTCTTGGACAACGAGGTCAATTGGAATTAAAAACGAAAGGCGATATATATCAGCAAGTCCATTACAAGAAGCACTCCACCACAAAGACTTATTATATGGGGAAGATTTAGCCGGGCATTGTATTATTATTTGTGAAGGTCCATTAGACGTATGGAAGATTGGCCCAGGAGCTGTCGCAACCTTTGGACTAAGTTATACACAGAAGCAAGTAGAAAGAATGAAGGAATACCCGATCAGAGTAGTCTGCTTCGATAATAGTATAGAAGCGCAGAAACGGGCAAAGCTTTTAGGATATACCCTGAGTTTATTTCCGGGAGAAACTCACGTGGTTAAGTTAGACGCAGATGATCCAGGCTCAGCGAAAAAAAAAGAAATTGAACAACTAAGAACTTTTTTGAGGTGACTCGTGTTTTTTAATAAGAAAAAAAGAAAAAAGAAAACCAATCCAAGAATTCAATTGGTATATAAGGAAGTAAAAAACCTCAATTGGCCTTTCGATAAAGACGAGTTGAAAGTGTTGATTGAACAATCCTTAAAAAATTACTACGCGTGGAATAAAAAACTACTGAAAAAAGAATTTAGTACAAGAGTCAAAAACTTTGTTAACTATCTTCTATCTCAATCACCAAGTCCACAGGACATAATTATAAATTGGATGCGCTTAAGAAGTTATAGAATGGACTACACTAATTGGGATAGAATGAAAAAAGAATGCGTGTGGAGAAGTAGTGATAATATAGTTAGAGGAATATTATATGGTTTGAGTTTAGATTATTGTGGTAGTAGTGATTTATATTTTGAATTGATAAAGGAAATAAAATGAAAGCCACCAAGCTAGAAGCCAAAAGAGAAAAGGAAGTATTAACGGGAATGATTGTAAGTGATTCCGTTTGTAGTAGAATATCTAGTCAATGGACAGGTGATTTGTTTCGTAGTTCTTGGGCCAACCTAATCGCTGGGTGGTGCGTAAAATATTTGAATAAATATGACAAGGCTCCGAAAGCACAGATACAAAATATATATGAGGGATGGGCAGTCAGGCAGCAAGACGAAACTATAACGAGGATGGTAGATAGTTTTTTGTCAAACCTCTCGAGTGACTATAAACAATCCGCAGAAGAAATTAACGATGAGCATTTAATAGATTGCGCTGGAGATTACTTTACCCAAATAAAACTCGAGAAGATTACTGAGCAGATACAGGGAGATTTAGACACCGGGAATTTATCTGACGCTGTAACTAGAATCAATGAGTGGGGAGTAGTTAGGCTTGGTAAGGATGATTGGGTAGATATTTTTCAGGATGAGAAATATATTAAGGAAGCATTAACCAATATCGATAAAGATGTATTAGTAAAGTATCCCGGAGCACTAGGAAAATTCTTTGGAGATAGTTTATGCCGTGATGCTTTTATTTCTTATATGGGCCCAACTAAACGAGGTAAAACATTTTGGTTATTAGACACCGCTTTTCGAGGAGCACTGCAACGGAGGAGAGTTGCCTTTTTTGAGGCAGGTGATATGAGTAAGAAACAAATCACCAGACGATTTTTAACTAGAATTTCACGATGGCCAATTAAACCTCGAGAGATACAATGGCCAGTCAATATTAGTCGTGACCCAGAAGAAAAGATAGCAATAGTAGAGCACGAAACTAAAAAGTTTGAAGTAGGATTGAGTCACCGCAGAGCTATAAAAACATCAAAGCGATTACAAAAGAAAAGGATTAGATCATATGAAAGTTATTTAAGAGTTTTGGCACATCCATCCGATCTTACTATTCAACGAATAAAAGACATCTGTCAAGGTTGGGCAAGGGATGGGTGGGTACCTGATATTATAGTAATTGATTATGCCGATCTTTTAGAGAGTGATCAAAAAGGATATGATAAAAGAAATCAAATCGACGACACGTGGAGAAGATTAAGAGGATTGAGCCAACAATATCACTGTCTAGTTTTAACTGCTACTCAATCGGATGCTGCTAGTCGAAACGCATATATAT